AACAATTACTCTAGTTATAGCTATATTATTTATTATGGTGATTACCATTGTATTATTTCTTGATAAGTGGTAAAAAGTGGGATTATTGACCACCTATTCACAAAGACACACACAAAAAAATAAAATATTACACACAATTAACAACTAATCCACTACATTTAATGGACTAGCTGTTTAATTGGTTAGATGTTTATCTATTTCATGAATAATTAAGTAAACTTGTCTTCGGATACAACAGTTAGCCACTAATCTGTGTGACTAGCTAACTGATATTAAATCCATGACAGGGCTATCACCTCCTGTCTGGGATTGCTCACTTGAGTAACAGACCATGAGTAGGGTCCGAAGGAAGATTAAACAACGGCTTAATCTTCTACTGAGTCCTTGACATAGGGCTCTGCCCAGTTCAAGCCTGTAGGTTCATTACTGTCCTGATCAAGGACTGGTGAACCAGAGTCACAGATTCCCTCAAGAACCTGGTCAGGTTTGAAACCAAAGGAACGAGGATCAACGGTATTGCCGTCCTCATCCGTAATTATCAAGAGACAGAACTGTGCTGAACCTTGGGTTCTGCTGAAGCCTGTCTTACCATTAAAAGACATAGTATGCCTTTTGATGCACTCAGTCTTGCAAATGACACTATTGAGAGGGTTTCCATCTCTGTCAGTTGCATACTTATGGAAGAATAAATCTTTCATAATGACTAAATTGGGAATGGTAAACTACCGGGGGTAGCACCACGCCATAATCTAGCGGGGGAGCAGAACCATAGAACCCCCCAAGAACTTAATGCATACAAAATTTCTATTTGGGGAGGAAATTTATTATATTATATAGTAGGGGGGAATTGAGTATACAGCCCCATCCTTTACAAAAAGGTTTGTGCAGTTGCATGTTCACCCCTATATAAATACACTTAAGTATATTAATTATTACTTGTTGGGTTTAGATATAGGTCGTATGTATATATAAGGGTCGTGTTTATTGAATGTTCAGGGGATAGTGTTTAGGAAAGTCCTTTATGCCCCCTTATGTTTAATCTTTAAAAATTTTTTAAAATGGGAAATACTTTTTATTTCAATAACGCAGGTAATACTTCGTTAGCAGTTAAAGCTTCTGACTTCTTATATGCAAAGCAAGTTGGTGCTTCAGCAATTCATGTTTATTTTAATATTGGATCTAGTTCATTAGGTACATTAACAGATGATTCTGATGTTACAGCAGCTCAAGCATGGCAAACTAAAAGAAAGCTTGTAGTTTCTCTTAACATTGATACAACTAATTACAGTGTTAAGACATTCATGAAGAATCTTACAACTGCTGCTAATACTCCAATTTCGGTTGGTGATCCAAATGCTGTATATGACAGAGGATGGATTGTTGTTGGTGATGATGCTAACAGTGAGTATTTGACTGGCGTTTCATCAGTAGACAATATCTACTATGATTCTGGTGAGACTAGTGCAGTAGTGTAATAGTTTCTTGAAGATTATGGGGACCTCTGTTGGTCGGGCCCAATCTTGTTATCACATAGCAACAAGTCCCTACTCTTCATTTTTTTTTATATATTAGCAAAAATTTTAAAATATGAGTGATCAAGAAAATAATGAAGAACGTCTTCCTGAATTAAGTGAAGCAGAAAAATATGAAATGGAACAGATAATGATTCAGAAAGCGTTTGAAAATTCGTATAAAGTAATAACTAAAAAAACAACGTTTGAAGAATTAATGACCCTTAAAGGTGCGTTTGGACAAAGAGCTGTATTAATTTATGATCCTTCAGAAGGATGGGATGAATTAGTATTAGAAGATATGATTCATTATTTTGAAGATGAAGAAGAATATGAAAAGTGTGCAGAACTAAAAAAAATATTAGATGATTATGTATAATTATAATGCAAAATGTGTCAATATAGTAGATGGTGATACTATAGATGCTGAAATAGATTTAGGTTTTGATGTCAAAGTTAAAAAAAGAATTAGATTAGCTGGTATTAATGCACCAGAATCTAGAACAAGAAATAAAGTGGAAAAGAAATTAGGATTAGCCGCTAAAGAGAGATTAAAAGAAATAATGGAAGGAGCTGCTAATTGCTTTGAATTAGAATCACAAGAACTAGGTAAGTTTGGTAGAGTACTTGGAAGATTGCATATAGATAAAATTGCAGGAAAAGATGTATTAACTAAAGTTTGCGTAAATGACTGTCTCGTAAAAGAAGGTCATGCGGTAGAATATGATGGTGGCAAGCGTAAAAGTATTTAATTATGAATAAATATTCAAAAGGAAAAAATAAAATCTTTGTAAAAAGAGGAAGAGGAAAAGGTAATAAACCTACAGGTAAATACCGTTTTTCTGAACCTACAATTTTACCTTATAAAATGAAGATTGATCATAACAATCTTAAAGATGCATCACGTCAAATTTTTGAGAAGACAGCATTAACTGTTGGTAAACAAGATGAAAAGATTTTAAGAGATGGTACAACATTAGAAGATTTTGAATTATTTTTTACTGATTATTTAGTTAATGGTAAAAGATATTTAGAAGAAGATGTTGATAAATATTGTGATTGTATTTTTTCAGGTGGTGCTATTGCCAAAGTTAACGGTAGGTGTTTCCGTAATAAATACTGCGTTACTTATAAAAATAATGATATGACTAATTCAAGTTGGTTAGAAATAAGATATTAATATGAATATATTTAAAGATAATAATGATTGGAATGAAAAAGCTATAGTTGGTTTTGTAGCTTTTATAATCATGTGTATAATAATGATTGCTGATCTTGCCACTGGTTGGTACGGTTATGATCTTGTAATTAATGAATTTGTTTATGATTCATTTGTTTGGGTTGTTCTCGGCTGCTTTGGTATTAGCGGTGTAGAGAAATTTGCCAAGAAATGAAATGGATAGGAAAACACCCTGTATTTAGTGATCTATTAATTGGAGGAGTTCTTCTTACACCTCCAGATAATCAATACTCTTATGAATTAACTTTACCTAATGATGATGGTACTTCAGGTCAAGTATTATCAACTGATGGTAATGGTATATTAAGTTGGGTAGCTAATGGTGTAGCTGTACCTAATGCATTAACTGCAGGTACTGGTATTGATTATAATACTGGTACTACATGGGATGGTAGTGTTGCAAAAACAATTAGTGTTGATGTATCTGACTTTATGACTAATGGTTTAGATAATAGAATTGTTACTGCAACTGGCACAGATGCAATGAATGCTGAAGCTGATTTAACTTTTGATTCTGAAACATTAACTATTGGTGCAGATGATGATGGTGAAGCTATTATAAGAAGAACAGTACATAGTGATGATGATGGTGGAGATTTAATTATAAGAGGAGGAAATGCCACAGGAACAGATAAATCAGGTGGTAAATTAAAATTACAAGCTGGATTAGGTACAGGTGCGGGACAAACAAGCACAGGAGGTGATATTGAATTTTATACAGCATGGCCAGGAAGTAGTGGAGCTGGTCAACAATCAGGGCATGCTTATCCAATGTTTGAATTTCAATCTCCTACAAGTAGTAGAAATGATTTTATTATTTATCAACCAGGTACATCTCAAAATGATTATTTTACTATAAGAACAGCTACACATGCAGCTACAACAATTAAAACTATTGATTCTGCTGGATCAAATGCTGATTTAAGTATACAGGTTGATGGTGATTTAGATCTGGATGTTGATGGAAATATAGAAATAAATGCTGATGGTGGAACTATAACATTTAAAGATGGTAGCACTACATTTGGAACAATAGACTCTAGTAGTGTTTTTATAAAGGAAACTAAAGTTACTATAGATCAAGCAGGTTGTAATGCTTTAAATTCATCTCCTCAAACATTAGTTGCTGCACAAGGAGCAAATAAAATAATAATACCTGTAGAAGTTACTTGTTTAGTTGATAATGATACGACTGCTGATACTTCATTAGGGGATCTAATAGTTGGGTGGAATAATACAACAACATTTACATATGCTTTAAAATATGCAAGAAGATGGATGTATGGTATAACAACAGATATGACTTTTGTTCTTGGTACTTATGCAGGCAAAGGTGCAGCAAGTTTAACAGGAGGTGAAAATGTTCCTTTAACTATATCAACATCAACAGGAATGACAAATAATAGTTTAACTAGTATGACAGTATATACTAGTTATTATGTAATAGATAATTCTTAAAACTAACAATATGGCATTAGGAAGTAAAACAAGTAAGAAATTTTATACAACATCAGGAGGTGGTGCTGATGAAATAGATAGTACTAGAAAAAGTGCATTAGATGCTTTTAATACAGCAGATTCAGCAGCAGGATATAAACAATTAATAGATGACAATACACTAGGTCCACTTATAGTAAACTTGCAAGAAATGCAAGATGATATAGATGAATTAAGAAGATTTATTGTAGCAAGTGAACCTAAAGTAGGATCAACATTTGATGCAACTACTGATTTTACAGTAGGATCTACTGTTGTAACAGATGATCAAATACAATTTACACCATCAACTAGTGATACAGCTACTATATCTGCTACTACTGATGGTAATTTAAACTTAGCAACTGTTGATGGTAGTGGAAATAAAGAGGCTGATATAACACTTAACGCATTAGGTAATATTAATTTAGCGGTTGCAACTGCCACTCATTATGTTGATGTAAATCAAAATATTAGATCAGGTAACCAAGGTGATATACAATATGTAAGTAGTGAATATTATATTCCTATTACTGCCACTGATTTTTTAGGTTTAGCAGATGCTAGAGGAGGATGTGCATGGGGTATGGAGTTAAATGGTACATGGATTTCTCACGGTAGACAACCTGGTTTTGTGGAAAAATTAATACCTCTTGGATTTAAAGCTACTGGTTGTATAGTATATGGTGAATATGATGGTAGTGGTGATAATCAATTTAGAGGATATGAAGGGGCTATAAATGCCAATACTAATACAGCACAAGGAACTGCAAAAGATGTGGGTACAGCATCTGACTTTACTACTGATGGTGGATCAGATATAGTAGGTGATGGAGTTAAAACTTGCCGTATAGTAATAACAATTAATGAAGCAAGAGATCAAATTTTTGGAGGTAAAATAATTTTAGAAAAAGTATAAGATATGATATATAATATAAAACAGAATCATACAGGTAATACAGACAATCAATTAATAGGTCATGCTAGGCAAGATAATGGATTTACCTATAAAGTACATTCTTGTAAAATAAGCAATGTAGATACAACTGATATATATGTAACTATTAAAATACATAGTGTAACAGAAACAGTAGAAATACATAAGAATCTACTTATAAAGAAAGGATATACTATAGAATTATTTGATGAACCTTTTGAGTATCCAGATAAATATGATTTTTTATTAGCTTTAGATAATTCTGCATATGCAGTAAGTTGGATTACAAAGAGTGAAGTGTTAGAAGAAAATGCAAGAATAGAACCTTAAAAATATTTTTTTTTCAATAAACTTTTTTTATTTAAACTTTTTATATATATTTGCCTATTATTAATTTAAAAATATTTTAATCATGGCGGATAAAAATGAAAATCCTAAAAATGCAGAAGAACTTCTTTCACAAGAAGAACTAAATGCTAAAAGAGATGAGATCACAGAATATTATAAAGATCACATCCCTCACTTACAATCTCAACTAGAGTATGAAAATTTGTTAAGAGATATTGAAAAATCTCGTGCAGAAAGAATGCAAGCACAGATGTTTATAACAAAGATGGCATCTACGCCACCTGAAACAATGCCTTCTGTACCTAAAGCACCTCCTGCACCTAATGTAAAACCTCCTGTTGTTGAGACTCCAAAAAGAACTCTTAAAAAAGCTGAATAATGAATAGTCCTTTAAAATTTACAAGAGAACAGATAGAGCAGACTATAAAGAGAATGACTAATTATCAATGGTTTGAAAAAGGTAATTATAACCTTAACATTGTAGGAATTAGAAATTCTAGTACTGGCACTGAAGTTACTAATAAATTTGATGATAAAATTACATTATCTTATAAGACTGGTGAAACATATGATATTAAAGGAAATATTTTAACTCCTGGAATATGGCAGTTTCATTCATATGATTGTACAACAGATCCTGGAACTCATTGGGTTGAAAATATAATGAGAAAGGATGGAGTAGCAATACTAAAACCTGGACAATATAGAGGTAGTCATATTATAAGAAAACATCAGGGTAGATATGAAGCTTTAGGACAGGATAGGCCTGTAAAAGTTTATAGAGATGATAACCGTGATCAATGGTATAATCTTTATGAAGACTCTGTACAAGAAGGAAATTTTGGAATAAATATTCATAGAGCTACTAAATATGCTGGTAAAAAATCTAAACAAGTAGATAAATGGTCAGCTGGTTGTCAGGTGATTGCATCTAATGATGATTGGAAAGAATTTATGAGTATTTGTAGAAAAGCTAGAGATGTTTGGGGAAATAGATTTACTTATACGTTACTGCAAAGTGACAAAATATTAACTTCATGGCTGTAGTTAATAAAGTAAATAAGAAAGTAAAAATGAGTAAGGATGATATAATTAAATATCAAATCCTTACTCATTGCTTTCTAAATAATATTCAAATAAGTTCTGCAGATTTAAATTGTTTGTGTGAATTATGCAAGATGGGAACAAAAGAATTAACACTATTTTGTGAAGATATATCTAAAAAAGAAATTTTTAAAAGTCCTCAATCTTGTAGAAATGCTTTAACAAAAGCAGAAAAGAAAAAATTAATTATTAAAAATGGATCTAATAAAAAAACTATTAGTATTAATAGTGATTTAAATATACAAACTGAAGGTATTATTTTTTTAGATTATAAACTTGTATCAATTGAAACCAAAAAATCATAAGTTTTTTTTTGAAGAAGTGGCAAAAGAAATAGGAGTGCACAAAGATGTTGTTGATGATATTGTAACATTTTACTATAATAAAATAAGAAAGAATTTATCAGATTTAACTGATACTCATATTAATGTTGCATCATTAGGAACATTTATAATAAGAAAAAAGAGATTAGAAAAATCAATAAAAAGAAATAAAGATATAATAGGTAATCTTCAAAAAATGACATATAAAGGTTATGATAAATACGTACCTGTTAAAAATAAATTAAAGCAAATGGAGGATGCTTTAGAAATGTTAAACAAAAAAATAAAACTAAAAAAAGAATTTAAAAATGAAATTTAATAAAATTTTAAGTGCTTTTGGAAATATGGATCAAATTTTTGAAGGTGTTAAAAATAAAATATTTAAAAAGAAAGATGTTGAAGAAATAGCTGATATTAGATGGATGAATTGTCTTGCCTGTCCTGCATTAGATAATATAGGTACAGATTGTGCTGTTAATGGAACACAACCTTGTTGTTCAGATTGTGGTTGTAGTTTAGGAATTAAACTTAGAGCTTTATCATCTAGTTGCCCAAGAGGACATTGGAAAGCAGTTATGAGTAAAAGGGCAGAAGATCAAGTTAAGAAACAAATAAAAACAGAAGAAGATGCCAGTAATATTTAGATCAGATGGTCATATATATGAAACACTTAATGAAAATCTTGAAAAAGATCAAATTAAGTGGACAAGTGTTACATCATTTGTAGGAATGTTTAAACCTAAATTTGATGCAAAAGCACAATCTAAAAAATCTTCTAAGAATAAAAGATCTAAATGGTATAAAATACCTCCAAAAAAAATATTAGAAATTTGGGATAATGAATCTAAAAGAGCTATTGAATTAGGTAATTGGTATCATGATGAAAGAGAAAATAGATTACTAGAATTTAAGACAATAGAAAGAGATGGTGTAGAGGTTCCAATAATAAAACCTATTACAGATAATAATGGGATTAAAATAGCACCTGAACAAAAATTAAAAGATGGTGTATATCCTGAACATTTTGTTTATTTAAAATCTGCTGGTTTATGTGGACAAGCAGATCTTGTTACTATAGTAAATGGTAAAATAAATATTCTTGATTATAAGACTAATAAAGAAATTAAGAAAAAAGGTTTTACTAATTGGGAAGGCATAACATCTAAAATGTATAAACCTGTTAATCATTTAGATGATTGTAATTTAAAACATTATAACCTTCAATTAAGTTTATATGCATATATAATTAAAAAACATAATCCTAAACTTAAAGTTGGAAATTTAAAAATCCAACATGTAGTATTTGAAGAAGAAGGTAAAGATAAATACGGCTATCCAATAACTAAATATGTAGATGAAGAGCCTGTTGTAAAAGAAGTAATTATTTATGAACTACCATATTTAAAAGATGAAATTCAAAGTCTTATAATGTGGTTAAAAGATAATCCAATATGCTAGTAAAATTATTTGATATACAAAATGGTAAAGTTGTTCCTAGTGAGCATTGTTATACTTTAAAATCATTAAAGAAGATAATGGAAGAATATCCAGATACATATTTATCTGTATATCAATATGTATTTTATATGACATGTCCTGATCCAGATTTAAATCCTTTTTTCAATATGCCTGAGCATGAAAAAGAAGATATGATCATAGAAGAAATAGAATTAGAAGAATCTACTGAAGATGGTGCAATAAGATATGCTATAGATACATGTAAAGAATTATATGAAACTCCCACATATAGAGCATATAAAGGTATTAAAACTATGCTAGATAGATTAGCTAGGTATATGGAAACAACATCTATTGATCATGGTAGAGATGGTAATTTAACTGCATTAGTTAATACTGCTGCTAAGTTTGATCAGATTAGACAATCTTTTAAAGGTGCATATACTGATATGAAAAATGAACAACAAAGCTCTGTTCGCGGTGGACAGGGATTAGCTTATGATCAATTATAAATTTAAAACTATGATAAAAGAAAATGTTAAAAATTATAAAGTAATACCTATTGGTAAAAGAGTATTAATAAAACCAGTAGAAGTTGTTGCAGAAACAAGTTCAGGAATTATTCTTCCTGATTCTCAAGTTCAACAAAAACCTCAAGGAACTATTGTTGCAAGAGGTCCTGAAGTAGATAAAGAGCTTCAAATTGGAGATTTTGTTCAATGGCTTATTAATATGACAGTTGATGATAAAGAATTTATTCATGAAGGAGAAAGACATATATTATTATTTCAAGATGCAATTATATGTAAATTGAAAGAATTAGATGTATAAAAAAATTCCTACATATAAAGATGGTAAATGGGACTATAAAGAATTTAAAGAAAAACAAGAATTTATAGAATTTCTTCTTACCATTTTTAAAGAACCAGGGCAGTATCAATTTGATGAGACTGCCTTGCTATTTAATGAACAAGCTACAATATTTAATACTGAAGGATATTATTGCAATAAACCTTTTAGATCCAAAGATTATATAAATTATTGGAATGATCAAAAAGAAAAATGTAGAGAAGGAGTAATATTTTATGGTAAGGAAAATATATTTTATCTTACTAGAGATTACTATATGTGGTTAAACTTCTTACCAATTTTTGATAAAGAAGAAAAGAAATATGGATTTGCTAAAGTTAGAGATGCTCAATATCATATGGCATTATATGAATTATTAGCTGAACTACATCATAGACATGTAGCTATTCTTAAGAAGCGTCAGATAGCTTCTTCTTATTTCCATATGGCTAAAGTTTTAAATCAATTCTGGTTTGAAGAAGGATCTATATGTAAAATAGGAGCATCACTTAAAGACTATATAAATGATAAAGGTTCATGGAAATTTTTAGATGAGTATAAT